AGAAGCGAAATGCCCGATGTGCGAAAAGTGCAAGGCTAAGATGGAATCTTGCTGCGGCGAATCTGAGGATGAAGCCGAAGAAGCAAAGATGACCAAGGGTAAGGGCGGAAGCGACGACGGCGACGACGAAGACATGCCTGATGAATCTTCTGATGTTGATGAAGAAGAATCAGAAGAATCTGAAGAAGAGTATAAGGAAAAGAAGAAGGTCGCCAAAGAATCTGTTCAAGCGAAGGCGACCGCCAAGGGAATCAAGGCTCTCTGCGAGTCACACAAATTGAAGTTCGACAGTTCGCTGGTGAGCGAGTTGTCTGAGATTCCTGAAGCCATTGCTGAAAAGATCATTAAGCGCCTGGCGAATGCCGAGCGCCTGCTCAAGCCCAAGAGCGCGGCCAAGGTTGAGAAGACCAAAACTGGCATCGATGCTCTTGAGGGCAAGCAGATTTTCAACTGGTTGAAGAACTAAGGAGCCTAGCATGTCAAGCAATTTCGGTGGTTCTCGTTTTGTTCAACCTCCTCTGACCAGGACGGTTGTTTACAAGGCCAAGGGCGGGGTTGTCATCAGCGTTGGTGACCTCCTGTACTACGATTCGGCTGATGGCTATGTGAAGCCATTCTCCGCAAAGACTGGATCGGGAACTGTTAATACCGACCAAGTTTTTGCTCACGATTACTTTGTGGGTGTGGCTCAATCTGGACGCATTGCTGCCCAGACTACCGATGGCACCGTGACGGTTGCCACCGATTGCATCTACGAGGCCGACTGCGCTTCTGGAACCTTTGTTCCTGGAGACCTTGTAACCGCCTTCTCTTCTGGTGCCGCTGCTGCTGGCGCGATTGAAGATCAGAAGATTGATACGACTGCTTTGACCACCGAATGCATCGGTGTGGTTGTGAAGCAGTACGCGACTGCAACGACCAAGGTTTGGGTCCGACTCTACGGTAAGTCGGCTCGCCAAGTGTTCTAATTGAAACCACAAAGGGGGAAGTTCGCCATGGGTATTGATATCGTCAAGATGAAGTCTCTGTACGAGTCCAGGAAGCAACAGTCTCATGGACGGTTGCGTTTCATCAACGAAATGCGCCATGGCCTTGGCTTGGCCGATGCGGCTGGAAACGATTACAAGGATGCTGCTGGCAACAAGCAGCTTCGTGATCGTGAACTCCTTGCCGAGAACTTCTCCATTGCTGAACTTGCCGAGGCCTGCGTTGGCTCGTCTTGGCGCACTCTGTTCTCTCCTGACAATCGCCAAATCGGTGATTACATTCGGGCGAGGACTTTGGTTGAGTCTGGCCATCCCAACGACAGCAAGGCGCTGCTTGAAAGCACCGGCATCGGTATCGACCCGACTGCCTTTGCTGACATCAACGCCTTCACCGCTGTTGTTGGTGGCTTGATTGAGGTCAAGATTCTGGAAAGCTTCCAGAACCCTGCTCTCATCGCTGATCAACTGATGCCCGCCGAGGCCACTCGCCTCAACGGTCAGAAGGTCATCGGTGTGCAGGCGATTGGTGATCGTGGTCGCCAACGCAAGCCTGGTGAGCCCCATGTCCGTGCTCAATTCGGTGAGCGTTGGATCGAGACCCCAGAAACCCGTGAGAACGCCCTTGCCATCGATGTTCTCAAAGAAGCGGTGTTCTTCGACCTGACTGGCCAGATTCTCCAGCAGGCTTCGACGGTTGGCTACGAGTTGGCCTACCGCAAGGAACTTGAAGTAATTGACACCATCATCGGTGTGACCAACAGCTTCAAGTACAACGGCACCAGCTACAACACCTATGTGACCAGCAAGACGCTTGGTTACACCAACTCCATCGCCAACCCGCTGCTCGACTGGACTTCTGTCCAAACGGATGTCCTTCAGTTCATGCGGATGGAAGACCCCCACACGGGCAAGCGCCTCCTGCTCAACCCGAACACCCTCTTGGTAAATCCTGCCAAGTTGGCGACCGCCAATCTGATTCTTGGTGCAACGGTCACCGACCGCCGCACCGCCCCTGGTTCAACTCAGGCAAACACCAGCACCCTGAACATCTCGTCCACTCCAGGTAACCCCTATAGTGGCCAGTTCAAGGTTCTGTCCTCGCCATTGTTTGAGCAGAGGGCGCTGGCCTCGGATGGCTTGAATCTCAATCAGGATCAGGCAGACGGTCTGTGGTTCATGATGGAAGCGGGCAAATCCTTCCGCTACATGCAGAACTATCCGTTGACCGTTGTGCCCGCGACGAGCAATCAATACGAAATGCTCGACAAGGGGATCATCGCCACCTACTTCGCACATGAGAGGGGCATCCCCTCGGTGTGGAGTCCCTGGCACACCATCAAGAACACGATTGCCTAATGAATACAACGACAACGATTGCTCAACCAAAGCAACCCGTTCTCAAGGCTTGGGAGGCATCCTGCGGGAGCCTCCCCCGTCTTTTGATCAAGGGATTCACCCGTGAGGAAGTGCGACGGGAATATCGGGCTCGGTTGAATCTTCACGATGCCCGCGTGGTTGATGTGAAGGAGATTGCCGATGCCAACACCAGTTCAAAGTCTTGACACGGCAATCAACAATATTTCTGCCGTGATCGCTCAGATAACGGCTGATCCAAAACCAAATTATTCAATCGATGGCCAGCTTGTGTCTTGGGGTGACTATTTGGACACCTTAACGACTAAGTTGGCCTCTTTGATTAGGACTCGGCAAATGTTGGATGGTCCCTTCCAGAAGCAGACCAGGTTCAAATCCACATGATTCCAGTCCTGATCGATATTCATGGCGCAGGGATTCACACGATCATCCCTGCCACACCTGGAAGGAAGATCAGGGTTTTAAATTATTTGATCACATCGCAGCAGGATACGGTTGTCCTTTTCACGGGCGAATCGATGGGCCTGACAGGTCAATTGGCGCTTGTGAAGGGGCATCCTATTTCCGCAATGGCCGGTCAACTATATCCATCTGGCGCGTTGATGTTGTTCCAGACGAACACATCAGAACCGCTCAATATGGTAGTTGCTGGCGAGAATTCGATTATTGGCGGACATCTTGTCTACATTTTGGTGGACTAAGACATGCCAAGATACCATGTCCTTGAAATTAAATTCAAAACTAAGACGCTTTTGCCTTGTAAGGAAAAGCGGGTCGGGATGACTGATGACGAGGCAGCGGACAGGTCTGCCAGAGAATTGATTGCGATTGGAAAAGCGATCAGGGATCAGCACAAGCGCAATTTGGGAAGGCAATATCCTCCTGCTTCAAGGCCAGGTCAATACCCTGCCAGAAGGACTGGATCGCTCAAGAATGGCATATTCTTCGACCCAGAGAAGTTGAGCAGGATATCAAGGAATGGAAACGCAAGGATAACAATTGGATATAGCAATAAAAATGCAAAACCACAGAAAAACCCATATTGGTATGGACCGCACCTTGTCAATAACAGGGGGCGAAAAGGAATTGTCGATACAATGGCAGAGAATATGGGTCTATTGAATCAATCGTGGAAACCAGTAGAATTCAGAGTAATTAATCCGGGGTAAAGCCATGTTGACAATTAAAGTCCAAGCAAGCGTTGCTGGTGACTCAATTGTCATCCCAGGGATGGCAAACAAAAAGATAAGAGTTCTTGCATATTTGATCACAAGTTCAAATCAGAACATGGTCAAATGGAAGTCTGGATCAACTGAAATTAGTGGCGAATTGCATATACCTTCCGGTGGCAACATTGTCATCCATATGGGCGATCTTTGGCCTTCTGGTGGCCTTCCTGCTCTTGAGTGCGGAATTGGCGAAAATCTAGTAATTAATATTCAACAGTCGCAATCAATTGGTGGCCATATTACTTATTACTATGTTGGAGTATAGGGGTAAATAGTTATGGCATATTCAATTATTGACACATCAACACTTGGAAACACCACAATTATTCCTGCTGTGACTGGCAGAAAGATTAGGGTTTTGAATTACACTCTCATTGCAAGTGGCGCGGTTAGTGTCATTTGGAAGAGTGGGACGGCAACAAACATATCTGGAACAATGGCATTGGCGGCAAATGGTGGTATGGCACCAAGCTGCTCGATCTCCTCTCCTGCTGGCATGTTGGGTGTTTTTGAGACAAACATTGGAGAGGGATTGGTCTTGAATCTTAGTGCGGCGGTTCAAGTGGGTGGGCATTTGGTTTACATATATTCTGGATCGGGTAGTTAGAATAGTAGAGGTGTCAAATGAGCATACCTCTTCTTGGAGCAGGTCTTGGCGTTGATGGCCCTTCCGGCCCAACCAATGGATTATTGTTTGACACGGGCGCAAACTATCTAATCTGGTCAGGATCATCCGACTATATAATCTGGCA